ACGCTCTACATATTTCTGTCGATGCGTTACTGGTTGACAGCCTCGATTATTCTCTTTCTTCCTCTGATTCCGATTTACATCGCCTCTTATTAGACTGCAACGAAACTGAGCAGGAAATCATTATCCGCACGGCGAGGGAGTTAAAGGCCACTCTTGTCAGCCTTGGAATTTAACATCCATCCGTATTAAAATCACAAAATAAAAAGGCCCGCATAAGCCGCAAACGCACCCTCGAATCATCTTGGGTGCTGTCTGTGGTTTATGCGGGCAGTTATTGTGTTAGCTTATTCTCTTACTATCAAGCAGGCATATTATTGCTGCGTTCGCTCCGCTTCATTCCCATAAAAGGAGGGACAGAAGCACGGCTCAACCCTTTCTCATGGGCTTTCATTAACTGATACTCGTGCGTAGCTACTGCATCAATAAATTCACGCTGCTTCGGTGTTGCATGGTAATAATCTGTTTTAAAGCGTTTGCATACGCCAAATAAAACGTTCAAATATTCCATCGTATCGTTGCTCATAGGAGCAACCTGCAGTTCAAGCTCTTGATCTTTCATACTGAGCCCTCCAATCTTTAAGATAAGTAGGTACTGAAAATTTCTTGTGCACCCTCATCTGCCAGCATAAGTAGCTTTGGACCTCCTGAATGTGGCTGAAAAATCGGAACTGCATGAAAATCCTTGATGTAGTGATCATACAGTTCATCTGTTTTTGCTTCAAAAGTAACAACGCCACCATGCCCACTATCAATTGACAATTGAATACCATAAGCAATCATCATTCGTCCAATGCCAGAGTACTTCTGCACCGTGCTAATTGTCGGATTACTCTCAGGATGCGCTTCAATATTAGCAATAAAAACCGATATTCCGTGATCATCTTCTCGATATGCACCCAATGC